CATGTTGGTTGCTGATGGCACGAGTTACAATCCAGTAGCGATAACTGGAGACATTACATTAACTAATGCAGGTGTTACAAGCATTGGTGCTGACAAGGTAATTACTGCAAAGATACTGGATGGGAATGTCACCAACGCAAAGTTGGCAGACATGGCAGCGAACACAGTAAAGGTAAGGAACGCTAATTCCTCTGGTGCTCCTTCTGATGTAGCGTTAGCCACAACTGAAATACTAATTGGTGATGGTACAGGATTCACCGCTGCAGCATTGTCAGGTGATGCCACAATGACTAATGCGGGTGCTGTTACGGTAACCAAGATACAGGGTGAGGCTGTAAGTTCCACCTCTGTTGCAAATGACCAATACTTAAAGTATTCAAGCTCTGCCAGTGAATGGCAGAAGGTGAATATAGTTGGTGATGACAAGCTCACAACTAAGGGTGACTTGCTTGTTTATAATACGGTAGACTCTGAGACACGTTATGGTGTTGCTGACAGCTCTTATCCTGGTACAGATGGTTATGCACTTACAGCATTAGCTGCTGCTACTAACGGTGTTGCATGGCAACCAGTAACGGTAGCGGATGATTCAATAACGCTAGCCAAGCTAGAAGATGGTACACAGGGAGACATCCTTTATTATGCTTCTGGGGGAGCACCGACTAGATTGGGTGCAGGAACTAATGGGGATGTTTTAACCACTGGTGGTGCTGGAGCAAATCCAGCATGGGCTACCCCAACCACCGGTGATATTACAGGGGTTACCGCAGGAACCGGACTGAGTGGTGGTGGAACCTCTGGGTCTGTCACGTTAAATGTGGAAGCATCTCAAACCCAAATAACCGCTGTTGGAACAATTGCAACAGGGGTATGGAATGGCACAGATGTTGCTGTTGCAGATGGTGGGACTGGTTCTGGCACAGCATCTGGAGCAAGAACCAACCTTGGTGTTGCTATCGGATCAGATGTCCAGGCTTATAATGCAGATACTGCCTTGACAGATGTGGCAGCAGAGTGGACAAAAACACAAAACTTCAACTCCACAGAACTAACCTTTGATGCAACACAGGATTGGGATTTATCAGCGAACCAAGTATGCTTCGTTACGCTGACAGCCAATACCATCTTTGATGCCCCATCTAATCAGAAGGATGGTGGCTTCTATTCCATTACATTAAAGCAGGATGGCACTGGATCAAGAACTGCATCATGGAATTCAGTGTTTCATTTTGCAGGTGGAACCGCACCTACCCTGACAACTGCTGCAAGCGCAGTAGACATTATGGTATTCCGAAGTGATGGTACAAGTATGCTGGAAGTCGGAAGACAGCTCGATCTTAAGACATCTTCATAAATGGCTGATTTAGTCTTAGGAGCGGGTGGGGCTGCAGCAACTGCCTACACCATTGATCAATCTCTGCGGTTTGATGATGGTGATTCTCCAAGTTTAACTAAAACATTTGCCTCTGCTGGAGACAGAAAGACTTGGACTTTTAGTGCTTGGGTAAAGTTAGGGCTAAATGGGGAAGATAGGTCTATTTTTACCGCTGGTCCTGATAGTAATGATACGAGTCAGTTGTTAATCAGGGATGATGACAAGTTATATTTCTTCTCTCAGACCAGTAGCATTGATACACAACTACTAGCAACTCCTTTATACCGCGATCCGGGTGCCTGGGCCCACATTGTTTGTAAATACGATTCAACCCCAGCAACTCCTGACTCTACAGATGTTGCTTTATTTGTAAATGGTTCACAAGTTACCGCTTTTGATATTGAGACTTACCCATCTCAAAATGATCAAACCCACATCAATGATGATGTAGCGCATTACATTAGTAGAAGAAATTATGATGATGCAAAACATTGGGATGGATACATTGCAGAAGTCTACTTTATAGATGGTCAAGCACTAGATGCAGACTCCTTCGCGGAAACCGATGAAGACACTAACCAGTGGAAGCCTATAGATGCATCTGGTCTGACATTCGGCACTAACGGTTTCTACCAGAAATACGCTGGCACAGAACTAGCGACTGATATTCAGGATAGCAGTGGTAGTTCAGATGTTACGATTGAAGTTAATGGGAATACCCATACAGACACCGCTATAAAAAAGATTGGAACCGCATCAGCGCAGTTTGATGGTACTGGTGATTATCTTTATCTTTCTAGCGCTGCTGGAGCGAGTTCTATTGGTCCAGACACGGGAAGTTTTACCATTGAGTGTTGGATTTACAGGTCTGGCACACAAACCCAAATGGTTCCTTTTGGTGCTTATAACTCATGGGTGAGGTGGGAGACTCATGTAGATGGTGACTGGAATCTTATGCTTGGATGGGATGGTACTGAACGTCATGTTGGCGGCACATGGAGCGTTGATACTTGGTACCACATCGCACTGGTGGGTGAAAGTGGAGGTGAATTTAGGTTTTATGTTGATGGTGTCTTAAAGCATACCGGAACCAAAGACACCTCTATGAATTGGCATAACGGATTTAGTATCGGTGATGTTTATAACAAGCAAGGCGGGTCTAGCGCATACGATTTTGAGGGGTACATAGATGAATTTCGGATTTCTGATAGCGTCAGATACGTATCTAATTTCACCCCATCCACAACAGAATTTACTCCCGATTCAAACACTAAATTACTTATGCACATGGATGGTGCAAACGATGGCACATCATTCCCAATCAATGCAAACAAAGTAATCACCGGAGTCGGAGGTGTAACCCAGACAAGAGCAGTAAAAAAGATTGGTGACAGTTCTATAGTATTTGATGGAAGTGGTGATTACCTGAATCTTGCAGCCAGTACAGCCTGGCAACCGGGGACATCTGACTATACCGTTGAATTTTGGATGAATAGCACCCAAACAGCTAATTCAAGAATTTACTCTTGCGGTGCTCATACTTCCGGTAATTATTCAGATTGCTTTATACGATCCGCATCAGATGCAACAGAGTTCGTAAAAATATCTGATTACTATCAAAACGATGAAACCGATTACAACTTAAACACAGCTTCTAATCTAACAGCGGATGGTGATTGGCATCATGTCGCTTTAGTCCGTGATGGCACAACGATGTTAAGGCTCTACATTGATGGTGTTCAGGAGGATTCCCAAGTTGTTCCATCAACTATGCTGTGGGAGCCAAGTGGTGCATTGTCATGGGGGTCTGCTGTAGGAACTGATAGAGGTGGAGGGGTTACAGAGTATTACGATGGTTATCTTGATGAAATAAGAATCAGCAATAGTTGCCGCTATCCAGATGGTACAACCTTCACCCTACAAACCGCAGAATTCACCACAGATGCCAACACATTACTCCTGATCCACTCTAATTGGGATGGTGGATTAGGTGCAGACAGTTCTGGAAACTTCAACACCTTCACCGCAACCAATCTAGTGGCTACGGATCAGATGGTGGATAGCCCGAGTAATAACTTCTGCACAATCAATCCCTTGTCTATCGGAATAGGTGGTGGTGCAGATGTTGTCCTATCGGAAGGAAATTTGAATGTTGCAGGTGGTGGAAGTGAGGTTGTGGGGTGGCAGGAAGCGTTAGCCACAATACCTGTAAGTTCTGGAAAGTGGTATGCCGAATTCCAAACAGTAGGAAACTATTTGCGTATGGGTGTTGTAGCCACAAGCAACCATTCCGCACCAGCACAATCAGCACTCAACATTGCAAGCAGAACTAATTACGGGTGGTCTTTGTATCCAGCCAGTAGCACCAGTGAAATTGTCCATAACAATGCGTCAAGTACTGCCTTCTCAACCGGATTTGTTTCTGGAGAGATTTGGGGGCTGGCTCTTGATTTGGAGGCTTCACCACCCGAACTCACTTGGTATAGAGGTGGTGTTTTAGTTAAGTCAACTGATGACTATGCCGGGTTTGAATTAACTTCAGGACTGACTTATACGTTCCTTTCAGACTTTGTAGATAGCAGTAGTGATCCAGAAAGCATATGGAATTTTGGTGCTGATTCTTCGTTCGCTGGAACGAAAACCGCACAAGGAAATACAGACTCTGAAGGGGTGGGAGATTTCTACTACGAACCACCGTCAGGTTATCTAGCACTCTGCACCAGTAATCTCTCTGATCCAGAAATAAAATTACCTTCAGAAAATTTCAATACTCTACTCTGGACTGGTACTGGCGGTGCTAGGGATTTTACCGGAGTTGGGTTTCAGCCTGATTTGGTCTGGTGCAAGGCAAGAGATGAAGTCCAGTCGTTTAATATATTAGATTCTCTTCGGGGCGGTGGAAAGACCCTTGCTTCAAATACAACTAATGCCGACACTGATGATTATGGATATGGATACATAGATTCTTTTGACACGGATGGATTTTCAACAGTTGCTGGTGAATACAATAACTACGCATTTAATAAAAGTTCCGCTACTTATGTAGCATGGAACTGGTTAGCAGCAACTACTTTTGATCCAGCGGATGACGGAACCATCGTCACCGCTTCAGGCAGAAGCAATGCAACAGCAGGGTTTAGCATAGTTACATACACTGGTGTAAGTACATCTCCCACCACAATCGGACATGGTTTAGCTAAAGCACCAGAAATGATAATTACCAAACGAAGAGATTATGCTGGAAATTGGTTTGTTGGGAGTGATGAGGAAACTGCTTGGACTTATTTTTTAGAATTAGATGGATCCCCCGGACAGTCTTTAAATGCTGAAGTTTATACAACATCCCCAACCGCTTCAGTCTACTCAATAGGGGATGCAAATGCAGTTAACTACGATACAGGTACTTTTGTAAGTTACATTTTTCATGGTGTTGAGGGCTATAGTAAGGTTGGAAAGTACACAGGAAATGTAAATGCAGATGGCACATTTGCTTATCTTGGTTTTAGACCAGCAATGATTTTGATAAAGGGTATAGGTTATTCATCAGACTGGCACATATTTGATAACAAACGCATAGGGTATAACGTTAAAAACTATGATCTTACTCCTAGTGAAAATGTCGTTGAAATCACTGACGCAAGAATAGATTTTCTATCTAACGGATTTAAAATAAGAACAACCGCAGCAAATATAAATTCTGGTGGGAATGATCTTTTGTACTACGCAATAGCAGAATCCCCATTCAAATACGCAAACGCAAGGTAATAAATTATGTGGTATTCACCAAGTCACGGACTAATAAAATCACCAAGAGCCATTACTAAGGATGGTATTCAACATCCAAGGCAAATCTTTAGATTATGGTCTAAAGCAGAACTGGCTAACATTGGGTTTCATCCTGCACGTATGAGCGTTGCTGATCATCGCTACTACGTGACGAGCGGTGAGGAGTACACCTTTGATGGCTCTACTAATGAATGGGTTCTCTCTTACGGTTCATCAGAAAGAAACGTAGATGACATTAAGAAAGAAATGAAAGCCAAAGTAAAAAGTATCGCATCTTCCACATTGTCTCATTCAGACTGGATGACTCACCGAGAATCAGATGGTGGAACCGCTATGCCAGCAGACTGGAAAACCTACAGAGCAGCAATCAGAACCGAATCAAACGATAAGGAAACCGCAATAGATGCGCTTGTCGATTTAGATGCTATCAAGGCTTATGATGTAGCAGGTGGTGTGACCGCTGGCTGGCCAAATGATCCTGACTACGTTGCTCCGTAATGGCACTGATCCCGATTGACAATGTTGGGCAGGTAGGTATTGTCAAGGAGACTTCTCCCTGGCAGCTTCCACCTAATGTCTGGAGTGATGGCAATAATGTAAAGACAGATGAAGGTTCCATAAGGAAGCTTCCTGGCTACGCAGAGGTTATGGCTACGTGTCCAGTCGCACCCTACCTGCTTACTCAGTTGACTCTGGGAATACCTGAGTTCTGGATAGTGGGTGGTTTAGCGAAGATCTATGTGTATGACAACACCAATCAATCTACTCTCCTAGATGGTGGTATAAACGATTCAGTAACTACGGTAACCGTAGATAGTACATCAGGATTCGAGGATATTGGAACCATTCTAATTGGTGAGGAGCAGATCACATACACAGCTAAGACTGCCACTACGTTTACCACCTGTACGAGAGGGGCAAACTCTACAACTGCAGCAGCACACGCTGATGACGTTACAGTGACGAGAGCGAATGTATGGTATGACGTAACTAGAGCTTCTGGTGGAGACTATTCATCTACAGCAGCGGAGAACTGGACTTCCACCATTATCGGTGGGGTTCTGGTAATGACCAATGGGTTTGATGACCCTCAGTATTGGGCTTTGACAGATGGAATTCCGCTCTCATCAACCAAGATGCAAGATTTGAATAACTGGCCAAGCCTAACGATATTGGATGGAGCAATAGGAACCACTGATGGAACAGGGAACATAACAGTAGACAGCACTGCTGACTTCCCAATCACTGGAACATTCACTGTAGGATCAGAAGACATCTCTTATACCGGAGTGACTTCCACAACCTTCACAGGAATCTCCAGAGCGCAGAATGGCACTACCGGAGCCACACATTCAGATGATGCTCCTGTGTTTGTTAATGTTTACTGTAGATCCATGAGAGCTTTCCGCACGTTCCTGGTTGCTCTTTATGTTCAGAAGGCTGGGGTTAATTACCCAAGGCTGGTTAAGTGGAGCACAGAAGCATCCACGCAAACGACACCCACCTCATGGAATGAAACTGACTCCACGGTTGATGCGGGGGAGTATGAACTCGCTGACACAAAAGGTGACATCCTTGACGGGCTTCAGTTAAGAGATGCGTTTATGATTTACAAGGAAGATGCAACCTATTCCATGCAGTTTGTGGGGGTTCCGTTCATCTTCTCCTTCCGACAACTCTCCCCAACCATTGGAGCTATCTCAAAGAACTGTGTAGCAGAGTTTGATGGTGGTCATGCAATCTTTGGGAAAGGAAACTTTTACATCAATGATGGTCAGAGGTTAAAACCAATCCTTCCCCAAAAGTTGAAAGAGTATGTATTTACCCAGATTGATGGTGATGAGGTAGAGAAGAGTTTCGTAGCTGCAGACTATGGCAGGAACGAAATCTTATTCTGCTACGTTTCAGATGGAAGCATAGGTAACCAATGCGATCAAGCTGTGGTGTGGAATTACATCACGAATACCTTTGTTATCAGGGATCTACCAGATTTAGCCCATATGGGTTATGGGGTTATTAGAGATCCAACTAGATCATCTTCATGGGGTGACTCAACTAACCAGTGGGATACGGTAGCTGGACCTTGGACAACGAGCTTTGACTCAACAGACAAGGTTCTCTTGTTCGCTTCCCCAACCGATACCAAACTGTATCGTAATGGGTCAGGCAACAGGGAAGACACTTCAGACATGATCTCCTACGTGGAGAGAAGTGGTCTTACCATGAATGAGCAGGGGGTTCCAGATCACAGCTCAGTGAAGAGGATAAAAGCCATACACCCGAAGATGAAGGTAAGCAGTACCAACCTTATAAACATCTATGTTGGCTCACAGATGTCAACAGAAGAGGGTATCTCGTGGAAAACTCCAGTACAGTTCACCCCTAACACTCAGTCTAAAGTCTCGGTAAGAGCCACAGGAAAGATGTATGCTGTGAAGTTCGAATCTACTGGAGACTTGGATTGGGAGCTGGATGGTTATTCAATAGAAGTGGAGGATGCGGGAACTAGAGGATCTAGGATGTCAAGCTGATGGCTACCTATTCAGATAGAGTTGTAAAGAGCGTAACACTTTATGAGCCAGGACCACTCCCAGAGGAAGTAGAAGATCTGGGAATGTATGTTGTTACCGAGTTAAAAAGGCTAGGTGACACCCTGTTTAATCAAGCCACATTTAGACTGGAAAGGGTACACGCAGAACCAGAAAGACCAAGGGAAGGTGATGTTCGTTATGCGGATGGAACCGACTGGAACCCTGGATCTGGAGAGGGGATTTATTTCTTTAAGAAAGGATCACCAGGAAGCTGGGTGCTGCTAGGATGATGTTGACTGATCTTGACATAAAGGGAGAGAGCAAGACTCCGAGAGGGGTTAATGTTCACTTGATTGAATCAGATGACATCACCTATATATGGGATGATGTTCTTCCTTTGATTAGAGTATCCCTGCGTTACGCAGAAGGTGAGCTGGAACCAGAGGATCTGGTGGTTCACCTTGATACAGGACAGATGAACCTGTGGGTGGCGATGAATAACGATGAAGTCATCGCAGCCATGATAACCGAAATCATCACCTACCCCAGAAAAAGAATACTAAGAGTCATCACCCTCGCTTCCAAAGATGGTCATGGAATGGACAACTGGTATGACTTCCTTCCTATGGTGGAAGGGTTTGCCATAAACAATGGGTGCTCCGCTTTAGAAGCGTGGACACGAAAGGGAATGGCACAAAAACTAAAAGACTGGAAACACTCTTACTCAGTCATCACTAAAGATTTGAAACAGAGGATGCAATAATGGCTAATGAACAATTGAGACTGCCGACAGGTCTTTCCGCTGAAGACTATACGTTTGGTGATGGAAGCTTATTAGACTACACCCCACCTAATGTACAGTGGCAAGCTCCATTAGCCCCTCAAGGGGGGAGTGTCTTTGGAAACTATGTTAAGGCTCACGATGATCTACTAAAAACATATAATCGGAGACTGGCAAGACCCACAGGAACTACAGGTGCTTTGCCATTAGATACCAGTGGGAGTCCACAGAGTATGGAGTCTTATGGATTGCAGCATTGGAATGAATTTGGCTCGGATGAGGATAGAAATCTATATGAGTCTTTAGGATTGTGGGGTGATCCTGGCAGATCCCCCTATATTGGATATGGTGGTGGGACAGCTACAGGTGCAGCAATATCGGGTTCACAAGCAAGACTGCCACAACCCTCTGTATCTGGATATGATTATGCTTATCCTGTCTACTCTCGATATTCCCATCCATCAGGGCATTATGGCGGTGAGGAGCGATACCAGCCAGGAAGGTTGAATCATCCTAATATATCGTACTACACAAAAGATATTGATAAGTATCCATACTTTCCTACATTACCAGCAGACTTAGCAGGTGGAACTGAGTATAACAATGAACCATATATTTTAGTGGGGCAAACTCTAGTTCCAGCAGGGGATCGGGATGAGATCTTCTCGTACTCGTAACGGAGAATAATTATGGCAGGTGGAACACAAGTAACAACAACGACAACCCAACCCTGGGAGCAGCAAGAACCTTATTTAGTTGAGGGCATGGAGCGTGGCTTGAATATGCTCCGAGGTGGTGGCTTTTCTCCTGAATTCTATGGGGCAGAGGGAACAATGGGTAGCGGTCTTCCTTCGGGTCAAGTGGCTCCTGGTGTGGCTGGATTTGCGCCACAGCAACAGGCAGCTATGGATGCTATTACCCAATACACTATGGGTCCAAGACCACGAGCCATGATGTCTGCAGCAGAGCAAGCCATGTTGGGTGGTGAGACAGTTCCTGGTATTCTCCCCTACGCTCAAGGTGTAATGGGGGTTGGGGCTGGTGCAGCAAATATACCATCAACTCCGGGTGGATATGCAGGTATGCTTCCCTTTAGTGAAGACCAATACACAGGACTGCTTGCAGGTGATGTCGATGAAACACAGTTTGGTGATGTGGCTGATTCCTATAGAAGAGAAGCAATGGGTCAGTTACAAGAAGAAATGCTACCAGGAATAAGATCCAAGATGGTGGGGTTTCAGCCCGGTGGTGGAACGAGAGGGGATCTTCTCCAGTCAAAAGCACTCTCATCTGCCAACCAGAGAGTATCAGACAACATAGCTAAAGCGATGTTCGGGGCACAGCAGCAAGCAGAAGCTATGAGACTTCCTGCTGCACAGATGGGGTTAGGTGCCCAACAGTTTGGCATGGGTTATGGATTACAGGGAATGGAAGGAGCCAGAGCTGGAATGGGAATGTACCCATCCCTGATGTCTGCTCCGTTAGGAATGTATGGTGCAGCGCAGGGGATTGGAGCACAGCAACAAGCTCTCGATCAGGCTGCTATTGATCAGGATATTGCAAGGTACGAGTATCAATCTCAGTTGCCACAACAGGCATTGGGTCAATACCTTTCCAGTGTACAGGGTGATTATGGTGGTCTGTCAACAGCCACAGGTCCAGGTGGTGCTGGTGGCACAGAGACACTCATAGCTGCACTGGCTGCAAAGGCAATGGGATTGTAGGGGGATAGATTATGTGGGATGACATACAAGCATGGTGGGCTAACTTAGATGAGGAAAAAAAGAGAGTTCTAGGGGATGCAATCATTGGACAGGCTGGTGTTGAGGGAAATCTAGAATTAAGAGAACCTATCACACCCAATCTGGCAGGAGAGATAGCTGAAGCACGAATCCCACCACCAACCCCACTTGAAGAAAAGGGTGCGTATATGGAAGGAAGGGGTGGCTATGATGCTGCTGTTACAGCAATGAACGCTCCTAAAAAAGAAGATAAGACAGATAAAGATGATGATCTTTGGAATCAAATTTTCCTGATGTCACTCATGGAAGAGATGCAAGGTGGAAAGCCCGGTCAAGCCCCAGGGGTTGTGCTTGGAGCGCGGGGTG